GATCCAGGTATTCTGCGGCTACGTCCCCATAGAAGATGACAATGTCATCTCCGAGAAGAGCGTAGTCGGAGAACAAGCCCTCGTGCCCGATCCTGTGAGCAGCCATCTGGACCACTACGTGGTGGGATACCGCGAATGCGGCCCACGACGATAGCGTGCCCATAGGCTGTCCACAGTTGTAGCGGTAACTCTTACCTCTGTACCAGTACTCCCGCTCGGTTAATAGGGTCAACCAAGCAGAAGCTGCACTGGCACTTGTTAGTTGTCCCAGGACCAATTCCGTGAAGCGTGCAGGGAATCGATCGGTGGCTGCCGAAAGATCATATGCAAAGCATTTGATCCCTCGACCAGTCATCTCTCGAACCCTGTCCGCTGCACGTCCTTGATCCCAAGTTCCGTCCATCGGTAAACGCTTCAAGGCTGCCATAAGGTAGTCGTGAAGACGCTTACAGAGGGATTGGGTCCAGTAATCACTGATGGCGAATAACCGTTTCTTCCCCCCCGGCTCATCCTTCACACCAAATCGTCCCAATACAATCTGGTGTTCTGGTAAGAACCGGGTAAGAGAAGGGCGGCTCGCCAACCAGTGTCCTGTAACCTGGGACAAGGTTGTCACTCTAGAAGGGAGGTTTGGGGCGCCCAGATGCTGCGCCAAGTCTACAAAAGACTGCCAAAGCGTGCTTTCCCTGAGAGCACGAGCATCCCAATGGGCCGCGAGTACCGAGTGACCGTTAGGGCCCATCCGGTTGCTTCTGTGAAGCACCTCGGATGATCCTTCCTGGTTACTAGGATACCGCGACACCCCAAGCCCACCCAGGGCGTGTGAGATTTCTCGCTGTAACTTGGCCATCCGCCGGTTCTCTGGAAGAACCCAAGTGGAGGGGTCGGTCACAGTCTGAAACTTCACAGGCCCGGAGTGGTAGATGGTCCTGACAAACCCTAACAATGTCAGAGCCACCCGAATGTGCACGATGCTGCCTTTCCGTATTCCCGACCGGAGGATTCCGGGGAGGAGTAAGGGCAGGCCGTCCCGAAGCTTAACAGGACCCTTGGAAATAGGGTTCCCCGCTAAGAACTTCAGGACGCACCGTGTGCATTCCTTAAGGTACATACTAACACCAGGCTTACCCCTTGTGAAGTGGATCTTATCCACCCTCACAAAGAAGGTAGAGACTGAGGTTAGGATGCCAACCGGGGTGTTTAGAGCACCTAGGACAAACTCATAGAGTTTAATCCAGGATCGCTCGAATGCTTCTGATACTGCTGTCTCCCGCAGACTCAGGAATGTAAATTTATTTTGCATTTTTGATGTTTGTGTGAGATAGCAGGACCCTATCCCTAGCGACCGAGAGGCCCCAGGGGGGGCGTCTCGACCGGTAGAGAGCATGGAGCCGACCGTCGGGCGGACGAGGTTTAACCGTCCCTTTGCCAACCTTATCGGAAATAGGGATTCCTTCAAAGGAAGACCGGGCCCCGGTAAGTGACCGCCCCAGGACAGAAATCCTG